GTTTCCCAGTCACGATCCAAGAAGAAGTAATGCTGGGTCTCGGCCTTGGTGTAAGTACGGGAGGCTACATAAAGTCGCAACCCCTTCCGTCTAAAGTGTTGTATGAAAAGGACGGGAATTTCACCCTGTTCGACGCTTTTAATTTTTCTGTGACGGGTGGCAATTGCTCTATAGCGCTGTCAACTGACACCTTTGCTGGCTCTAGTAATTTTCTCAAGGTCACCTCTACTGCTACAGGATCCGATGGAATTTTTCATCTCGACAAGGGTGCTTTAGATGGCAACTTGGACGATTACTATGCAGTAGCAGCGGAAGGTGGTACATTCCAGCTTACCCTAGAATACGGTTTCCCCAGTGACAACACTGATACAGGGACTGTAAGCAGAGCTAGAATTTGGATTGGAGCACAGAATAGGGCAACTACGGGGCCAGCGAAAAACACTATAGCAACGCTGGTATATGACCGAATTCTTGCGACTGAAGCATCTGACCCTAGTGGTGATGATGACTACATCAAGTTCGAGTTTGAAGATCCTACTGCCAACGAGCCTGTAAGCGGTGACGTCATGTACATCAAGAAGATTAAGTTCGAGTACATCGCTGCCTAAAGGCTGTTGTAGAACCTCTGCACCATTAGCCTAGCCTTCTGAGTGAGGGCGTACCTGACCCTGTAGTTGTACTTAGTCTCTTCTCTAAACAGGTGGTCTTCCCGTTTCTGTGAGGGTGTTAGCTTGTCAAACTGCTTTCGGATGTACCCTTCTTTTTGGAGGGGGTATACAATCCTATCTCCTAGTTTTTTTTCGTCGTACCCATACTCTTGGCTTGCGTACCTAAGGGTCCAGAACTCCAGGTCATATGCCCATAGAATAAAAAACATTTCTTTTTGATAGAGATCGTACTTCTGTTCAAAAGATAGTAGCCTGGCTCTCAAGTCTTTAAGGTCGTTTTTGTTTACGTATCTTTGTTTTAATCGGGAGTGTTCCCTAAAGATCTTTTTATTTGATACTGACATGGATGATCAAACTAATAAGGAAATGTTTCTTGTCGAAATGCAGAAGGTCCACAAGATAGTGGACATGCTGGTCAAGAAGTATGGCTTAGAGGGTGAGGTCATTAATGTTATGCTCACGGGATTCTTGTCAAGCGATGAGTTTGATGAGCCTATCCTCAAGGCGGTATTCTCTATGGACGTTGATTCAGAGGATCTTATGGATGAGGTTTTTGATTTCCTGAAGTTCTCTTACTTCGATGACTTATTCCCACTAGAGGAGGATGTTGATTTCGCTAGTGAAAACTGGTACAAAGAAATTATCGATGAGATGAATGCGAGAGGGGGTCCTGACCCATCTTGTAATTGATGAATGGAATAATTAGAAAAATCATAATCGGTCCGAACCCGAAGGACGCGATGGCGTACTATGTAGGCATGCGGGTTGGTGACGGGAGTGTCTCCACTATTATCCTGGATGAAGCGCACCTACATCATTACGGTGTCAGCAGGTATATGATCTATATCACTGTGGGGGACGCACAGTCCTTGTGGAAGGCGGTCGATGGTCTGCCATGCCTAGTGGAATTTGACTTGAACTTCTGATGAAAATGCTACACTATTTTGTAGTCAAGCTTGAGAAGCGGCTACATGACACGGTATCCCTTGGCGACAAGGAGATATATGTGGACACCAAGTTCAACGAGTTCGATCATCGGGTCTGCCATGGTGAGGTGATTTCTGTGCCAGAGAAGTATGACACTCCGGTAAACGTTGGGGACAGGCTCTTTTTTCATCACTTAGTGGTGGTTGATGGAGGCATGCCCTTTGGTGATCGAGAGGGTGAGTTCTTGGTCTCTTACGATCCAGATGTGATGATCAACTGTCATGCGTTTGCCTACACACCTCAGGGTTCTGATGAGATCATACCGCTATCTATGTGGTCAGTACTATCTGCATGTGCGGCAGAAATACAGGAGGAATCTGCAGTCATTGAGTCTGTGTCCTTTGAGACTGAGAATCCTGATAGGGGGCTCTTAACATATGTAACTAGCGATCATGAGGAGATGGGACTAAACCTGCTTGATAAGGTTGTCTTCCCTAGCAAGTATCGATACGACTTTAAAAACCTCGAAGGCGGTACTATGTACCGTGTACGAACATCTGACTTATTGTATGTCGAGAAAGAAATTCACAGCGATTGATGCGGCCCAGCGCCTGATGGCCTCAATGGAGGTAGCTATCAACAATATGATCGAAGAGATCAAAAAGCCTGTCGATAAAGAGATTAATGGCAGTGCTAGAAAGGCTGAGCTTCAGTCTATTAAGCAGACGGCGATTGATTGCAAAGAGCTGCTTGTTGAAAGACAAAGGCTGGAGCAGATGATGAAAGATCTTACATTGGGTGGAACAATGAAAGAGGGTAAAGATTACTCTGGTGGTTTCGCAGAAAGATTTTCAAAATGACTTGGCAAGCAAAGAACTGGGATAGACTCATGGACGCTTTGGAAGAGGAGGAGTGCATTACATGGGATGGACTTGATGATGCCCTGGTGGGGATCTCGGTTGGCATAGAGCCAGTGGCGGTTTACGACTGGAAGAGTATGGTTGACGTGTGCATGAATCGAGACGCCATGACCTATGAGACTGCGGTCGAGCACTTACAGTTCAATACATTGGGAGGGTACTTAGGACCCAAGACGCCGATTGTAGTTGATTTAGATCTGACCCGTCCACAGAGTAAGTCATGAGGAGCGTTTGCTTCTTTATGGTGTACCACCGTAGACCAGCTGTAACTCGAATGGCCATAGATCATATGGCTGACGTTATTGATATGTTTAAAGAGCGCGGCATTGACGCTGTGGGGATTACTATAGGCTCCTCTTCTGTTATTGAAAGGTTTGCAAAAAACAGGGGGTTGAAGCATGAAAGGCATCCTAACGATCCTCTCTCAGGAAAGTTCACTTATGCTTGGATGTTAGCGGCACAAGAGAACAAAGACTACATCTGTTGGATGGGTAGCAATAACATTCACAGTGATGGCTACTGGGAGAAGGCGCTGAACAAACTCAGTGAGAATAAGGTCGCAACCTTTGGAAGTCGCAATTGCATCATCTTACATAGAGATAAGGATACCCCTAAGACTTGTCACTTCAGGCCTCACAGTCACTACCTAATAAGTTCAGGTCAGTTCTTCTTGACATACAGTTTCACTAACGCTGTCAACATACTGACTGTCTACGATTTAGATCAGCAGTTTAACTTTGACGGCAAGGTTCTGGACAAGATGACAGACAAGTGGGGCAAGGATATTATTGAGTATGTGGAGTTTGATGAAGAAGATTGCATCGATGTCAAGAGCACCTTGGACATGCACAACTACGAGTCCTATCGTAGGATCTACCCAGAGTACCTTCCGTCCAATCAAATCATACCGCGTTTCCCAAGACTACAGATGCTGATTCAAGGCTTCTACGATTAAGTATCTTCGCTAGAAGTACATGGATACATTAATTGAATTAAAGGACCATGAGGATCCAGCTATCTCGATTTGTCCCAACGGTACGATGGGGGACCACGTCGAAGTCGGTGGGCTTGTCATTGTCCTTCCCAAGACCCCTAAGATCAGGAGCATCCTCTTCCATAATCTTCCCGTGCTTGATCAGTTCTGGCGGAGATCTGATATACCCGAAGAGCTATCGCGTATACGTTCTATGGATGAGTGGGCGGAGATGCCGAGGGAATTCAGGGAGAAGTTTCGTCCATATATCGAAGAGGAGTTTCGGCGGAGGCGTGAAGGTGTTTGGTTTTACAACCGAGGTGATGCTACATACATCACGGGTAGACACTACATGATGTTGCAGTGGGGGCAGCTGGACGTTGGCTCCCCTTACTATCTTGATTTCCAGAGAGATATTTTCTTACATTTGGCAGCGTGTGAGGCGGACCCAAGATGTATTGGTCAGCTATATACTAAATGTCGCCGATCTGGATACACTAACATTTGTTCTTCTGTCATAGTTGATGAATCAACCCAGGTTAAGGATAAGCTCATAGGCATACAGAGCAAGACTGGTAAGGACGCTCAAGAGAACATCTTCATGAAGAAGGTGGTCAACATGTTCCGTAAGTATCCATTCTTCTTCAAGCCGATTCAAGATGGCACTACCAACCCTCGTATGGAGTTGGCTTTCCGTGAGCCCTCAAAAAAGATCACCAAGAAAAACAAAACTGCTTTGGTTGGAGACGCCTTGAACACGGTGATCAACTGGAAGAACACAACTAACAATGCTTATGACGGTGAGAAAGTTCACTTGCTGTACTTAGACGAAGCGGGGAAATGGGAAAAACCCACAGACATAAGAGAAGCCTGGAGGATTCAGAGGACTTGTTTAATCGTCGGTCGCAAGGTCGTCGGCAAGGCGATGGTCGGAAGCACGGTAAATCCTATGGGAAAGGGAGGAAGGGAGTACAAAGATTTATGGGACGATTCGGCGCCTCAGGAGAGGAACAAGAATGGGAGGACTAGGTCGGGGCTGTATCGGCTATTCATTCCTGCCTATGAGTCACTAGAGGGGTTCTTCGATATTTATGGTAGGCCTGTTGTAGAGGATCCTAAAGAAAATGTTCAGGGTATCGATGGGGAGTGGGTGCATATGGGCGCTAAGACCTTCCTTAAGAATGAGAGGGATAGTATGCGTGATGACCCCAGTGAGTTGAACGAAGTCATAAGACAGTTCCCCTTCACCACGGATGAGGCATTTCGTGACAGCATAGAGTCGAGTCTCTTTAATATCGGTCAGATCTATGAGCAGATAGAACACAATGACGACCTATATCCGAATCCCGTTATCACTGGAAGCCTGAGCTGGACGGGGGGCAAGAAGGATAGTGAGGTGGTCTTTACCCCCGATGTCAATGGTCGATTCAATATTGCATGGCTCCCTCCGAAGGAGTTAAGGAACTTAAAGGTGTATGAAAAAAATAAGAGAATCGCACCTAACGCTCACCTTGGTTGTGGGGGGGTGGATAGCTACGATCTCGATGCTACTGTGGATGGCAGAGGATCCAAGGGTGCGTTGCATTTGTACAACAAGTTCAATATGGAAGTACCTGCTAATATGTTTGTTCTTGAGTACGCTTCCCGTCCGCCACTGGCTGCAATATTTTATGAGGACGTATTAATGGCGGCAGTGTTTTATGGGTATCCAATCTTAATCGAGAATAACAAGTACGGTATAGCCAGGTACTTTGAGCAGCGTGGGTACGATGGTTACTTGATGGACAGGCCTAAGCATTTGATCGCACCCAATACCAATATAAAGGTGAAGACCAAGGGCATCCCGTCAAACTCAGCGGATGTAATACAGTCTCACGCCCAGGCTATCGAAGCGTATATCCACGGATATGTAGGGGTCAATAGGGAGAGTGGTGAGATGGGGAGTATGTACTTCAACAAAACCTTAGAGGATTGGATTGGCTATGACATCCACAACAGGACCAAGTTTGACTTAACTATTAGTTCGGGTCTTGCGCTGTTAGCAGCACAGAAAGTCAAGCAGAAAAAAAAGAAAGATAACTTTGACGAGAAGCGCTTTTTCAGGCGCTATGACGTGCGCGGTTGAATTAGTTATATTTGTGGGTGATAACGGATAACCCACATGTACAATAAAAAGCCAAGTGATCCAGGGGGTTTTCCAGATCCACTGGCATCGCAAGAGGAGAAGCTTACGAAAAAGTATGGGTTGCAATATGCTAAGGCGATTGAGTCTCAATGGGGCAATACGCAAGATAGCAGTTCTACCTTTGGAGGTCGTAAGTCAATCTTTGCTCGTAACAGAGATTACGCTAACGGCACACAGGACACAGCTATTTATAAGCAGCTGCTGAATACATCTGATCCGAACAACGGAGAGGGTTCTTTGATGAACCTGGACTACACTCCTGTTCCTATCCTACCCAAGTTCGTCCGTATCGTAGTCAATAAAATCTTAGGTCGGAATATGTATCCGAACCTGGAGGCTGTCGATCCACTCTCATCGAGTGAGAAGAATGAGCAAAAGAACATAATGAAGAACAAGGTTGCTATGCGACCTATGTTCATGGATTTGGAGAAGAGGATGGGCAGCCCAGTGTTGGATGAGCCTAGCGAACAGATCCCCGAAACACAAGAGGAGGCTGAGATTTTCTTAGAATCCAACATCAAAACGGACGCTGAGATTGCAGCCCAGGTAGCCACTGAACTAACTCTGCAGTGGAATGGCTTTACTGATGGGTCTTATCGCAGGTGCGTGAATGACTTGACCTCCTGTGGAATGGCGGTTGTGAAGAGAAGCAATGACCCTAACTACGGTATTAAGCTGGACTACGTAGACCCTGTTCACTTTGTCCATGGGTATACACAGGACCCAAACTTTGAGGACGTTGGGTATATGGGGCACGTCCGCGAGATCACTGTGTCAGAACTGAAGCGTCTTGCAGGGGATCAGATTTCTGAAAAAGACCTCAAGGAATTGCTGAAGAAGTCCCGTCGTTCTAGCTCCAGTAAATATCCAGATCATCCCTATTCAAGTGGAGGTGTTCAGCGCGAGAATTTTAGCGGGCATGTCGTCGAGGTTTTGGAGTTTGAGTTCAAGACCGTGGACTGCATGTACTTCGAGGAGAAGGAGAACCAGTATGGTAATACCAACTTCTTTTATGAGGGCTTCTCATACAAAGAGAAGAAGGGGAGTGTCTACGACCGCACTGCCCATAGCATGGAGATTGAGTGTATCTACAAAGGAATGTATGTCCTGGGTACTGAGCACCTAATCAACTATGGCAAGCAGTACAACACGCCTAAGAACATGCACGATATCACCAGGGCTGCAATGTCTTACTCTGTGGTATCAACGAACATGGTGGCCAATATGCCAAAGTCCATGGTGGACAGCTGTGTTGGATTCTCTGATATGCTTCAGCTAACTCACTTGAAGCTGCAGCAGGCTATCGCTAAAGCTAAGCCTGATGGTTTGATCATTGACATTGAGGGGTTAGAGAACGTTCAGTTAGGTAAGAGTGGTGAACTTCAGCCGCTGGATCTCCACGACATCTATGAGCAAACTGGTGTCTTCTATTACAGGAGTAAGAATCCAGAAGGCGGTTTCCAAAATCCTCCTGTTCGAGAGATCGGCAATAGTATTCGGAACATTAATGAGTTGATTGCCTTGTACAATCATTACCTCAGAATGATTCGGGACACTACTGGAATTAATGAGATGGCTGACGCTTCAACACCTAAGGGTGATACGTTGGTGGGTGTGCAGCAGCAGGCTATTGCGGCGAGTAATAATGCGACTTATGATATTACGAACGCGGCTATGGTTTTGTACCGTAAGGTTTGCGAGGACGTAGTGAAGTGTCTACAGGTTTTACCTGAGGAAACAATCATCCACAAGAGTTATCGAGATGCTATTGGTGATTCGAATATGCGGGTTCTAGGTAGCTTTTCTGATCTCCCGATGTACAACTTTGGGGTGAAGGTCATGAAGGACATGGAGGATAAAGACAAGGCTTACTTAGAACAGAACATCCAGATGTCTTTAAATCAGAAAGAGATAGACCTGGAGGATGTCATGGCAATCCGTGGTCTAAAGGACATCAATCAAGCAGAACGCCTTTTGATTCTGCGCCGTCAAAAGCGCATGAAGAAGATGCAGGATCAGCAGATGCAGATGCAGCAGGCTCAGGCTCAGCAAGCTCAGCAAACAGAGGCCGTCAAAATGCAGGGGCGTCAACAAGAGATTGCTACTCAGACTCAGGCTGACGTCCAGGTTATTCAGGCTAAGGCCATGGCTGATGCTGAGCTCGTTAAGATCAAGCATCAGTTTGAGAAAGAGATTATGCAGATGAAGATGCAGATTCAGTCTGCTACCCAGCAGGGTGAGGTGGCCAATAGGAAGGATATTGAAACGCAGAAAGATGATCGTAAGGATCAACGGGTAAAAAAGCAAGCGGTAGAGCAAAGCAAACTTATTAGTCAGCGCCAGGGATCTAGGGAAGAGTTGCAGGGAGATCCTTCGGCTGGAATGATGTCTCTTGATCTCGATACAATACTTACACAGAAAGATGTCTAAAGTAAATCTTGACATAGCCGAGAGGCTAGACATTACTTGCAGAGGTGGCGATACCTTTGAGCTCACCCTCACCCTTAAGGATTCTGCTGGTGACGCCTTGCCATTAGTCACTGATGATTACACTTTCTTGATGCAGGTAAAGAAGAACATTAAAGCTGTGGGCCCTTCCGTACTCAGGGTTCCTTCAGGAGGCGGTGGTGAGGCGGATTCTGACGATGCTATAATCAGTGACGGCATTGTCGTTGGTAGTTCAGAATCTGGCGTTAAAGGCCTAGTCAATTTCAGCTTCCTCAACAAAGATGATAGTGGGAATGTGACTGTCTTTCTTTCCGCTGAGGATATGCGGAAGGTAGCACCAGGGAGATATAAATATGACCTGCAGTACAATGTAGGAACTACACAGAAGACAATTCTAGAGGGCAGTTTTAGAGTCAACTCAGACGTCTCAAAGAGTATCTAATGGCAACAGAGATTACGGTATCTGGAGGCACGTCGGTTAATGTCAACGCACCTGCTTCGTCATCTGTATCCGTTGTAGGTGTCTCTGATTCCGCTGTTACAGTATCAGGCAGAGGTAGTAAAGGGGAGAAGGGAGCGACAGGTCCTACGGGAGCTACAGGTCCAACAGGTGCTGCAGGTCAGGATGGTGTTCTTGGAGGCGATGGTGCCACGGGCCCAACGGGTCCCACTGGACCAACGGGCCCCACTGGAGCAGATTCTACAGTCGCAGGACCCACGGGTCCGACAGGTGCTACGGGTGCCGCTGGTACAAATGGTACTAATGGGGCGGATGGAGCTACGGGACCTACGGGACCCACTGGTCCAACGGGAGCGGCTGGCACTAACGGAACTGAGGGGGTAGACGGGGTAACTGGACCCACGGGCCCCACGGGCCCTACAGGTGCAGCGGGAACAAACGGAACAGAGGGGGCTACAGGACCCACTGGTCCGACAGGTGCGGCAGGCACGAATGGTACAAACGGAACAGATGGGGCTACAGGAGCCACTGGCGCAACTGGTCCAACTGGTCCGACAGGTGCTGCTGGTGCTGCTGGTGCTGCTGGTGCAGACTCTACTGTAGCGGGACCCACAGGACCGACTGGTCCAACTGGAGCGGCAGGTACTAATGGAACCAATGGTACTGATGGCGCTACAGGACCCACGGGTCCTACTGGCCCGACTGGCGCTGCAGGTAGCGATGGCACTAACGGTACTAATGGATCAGATGGCGCAGACGGTCTAGGCTTTACAGGGGGCAGTTACAATTCCTCTACAGGTACGGTTAGCTTTACCTCTGATGACGGTCTGGGTTTTAGTACAGGAGATTTAAGGGCATCAACTGCTGTTGCGGACTTAAATCAAAATTATGTTGAAGTTTCCCCGCCCGCGATCGTGACTGGGAAAC